CTGTCGTGATCGAATCAGGCAGCGGTAAAGGCGGCAATCAAGGCTATTTGAAGCAGATCCCCGGCTTGCGCTACCTGTGCAACCTTGGCGGTGCTGTGCGTGGCCTGGTTATGGCTCGCAATGGCCTTTATGCGGTTGCTGGTGGCACGTTCTACCAAGTGTCTAGCGCATGGTCGTCGACAAACAGAGGAAGCGTAAGCGCTGGCTCTGATCCTGTTGGCTTGTCAGTCAACGAAACACAGATTGCCATTGCTTGCGGATCTACTGGATATGCGTATGACTTGGATACGCTGACGACAGCGTCCATTTCAACAAACTGGCGCGGATCTGATCGGGTGGATGTTCTTGATGGGTTTGGCGTGTTTGCTGAACCTGATTCGACTCAGTTCTACCTGAGCGGCAACCAAGATTTCACAGCCCTTGATGCGCTGGACTTTGCAACGGCTGAAGGCTCTACCGGCAACATCGTCTCTTGGCTGGTCAAACACCGTGAGTTACTGATACTCAAGCAGAACACGGGCGAGGTTTGGTATGACGCGGGCGGGGCAGATTTCCCTCTGTCTCGCAACGATGGGGCCAATATCGAAGTTGGCTGCGCGGCTACGCATTCACTGCAAAAGATCGGCGGCGTTGCTTTCTGGTTGGGGCGTGATGAGCAAGGTGCGGCGGCTGTCTTTTCCATGTCCGCCTATCAGCCTCAGCGCATTTCGACGCATGCGCTGGAAGAGTTGCTTGAGCAGATCGAAGACCTGACCGGCGCAACGGCTTTCACGTATCACCAAGACGGACTGACGTTCTATGTGCTGAACGTGCCTGGCTTGTCTACCACTTGGGTCTATGAGGTCACCTCGGGGCTTTGGCATGAACGTGCTGAGTTGGTTGACGGTGACTATCAGCCATGGCGCGCAACGTGTCACGCCTTCGTCTATGGCCTTCACGTTGTTGGTGATGCTGACGGCAACCTGTACGAGTTGGACGTTAGCAAGAACACCAACAACGGTGACACGCTGGTTCGTGATCGGATCACGCCTCACTTTGCGCTGGCTAACCTTGCTCGTCGTCGTGTCGGCTCACTGCAAATCGAGTGCGGCGTAGGTCAAGGCATCGCATTGGGCGCTGAAGCCAAGTTGATGCTGCGCTACTCCAATGATGGCGGCAAAACGTGGGGTAACTGGCGTTTGCTCAGTCTTGGAAAGATTGGCGAACACAAGGCCCGCGCGCGCGCAAACATGCTCGGCGCTGCCCGAGATCGCGTTTGGCACATCCGGGTAACTGATGACGTTTCCTGTGATTTGCTCTCTGCGGTGATTGACGAAGTATGAGCAGCGTCAACAAGCAGCCGGTACGGGTTCCACTGGTTGACCCGAATACCGGGGTGATTACTCGTGAGTGGTACCGCTTCTTCGAGCAAGTGTTTGTTCGTGTCGGTGGCGACGATGGTCAAACAAACAACGAGTTAGCTGCTGATCTACACGATGACGCAGGCATTGAGGAAATAAAACTAGATGTCTATCGAATCAGGGATGAGCTGAACCAGGCCCCCCCATCGCAGGCGCAAGCCGAACCCCAAGACCAAGCGCCTACGGGTGTTTTTTTTACGCCCACTGAAGATCAAAGCGGAAGACTTGAAGCCCTAGAGGCTCAAGTGCAAGCGCTTTTGATCGAGGTTGAGGCTTTGAAGCAAGGATTGTTATGACCGTCACAGCAAGGCCGCTTGTCCAGGCGAAGTACGCAGAAAACGCCGAAACGACCCAATACACGGCAACGAATGTCAAGACCATCATTGACAAGTTCACGGCAACAAATGTCACGGGTTCTGCGGCAGTGCTGACTATCCGAATCGTGCCAAGTGCTGGTGTTGCAGGCGCATCGAATGCGATCACATACCAAAAGAGCGTCGCGGCTGGATCAACCGAGATATTTCCTGAAATCGTAGGGCAATACCTAGCTTCAGGGGACTTTGTCAGCACATTGGCAGGCACCGCATCGGCTTTGGTGATTCGAATGTCGGGCCGTGAGATCAACTGATGACTTTCATTGTTTCCGGCGCTGAAGGAGTGAATGCGTGAACGTCACTTATAGCGGGATGTTTGCGCCACCGTCTGTTGTCGATGACGCATTCTCAAAGATGCCATCGGCTGAGAGTGTTAGCAGGCTTGAATCAATTGTTCTTGATGCGCCTCAGGTTGACTTGGAAACGTCCCATGTCATCCATGAGGGCGTTTGCTCAAGAACCATATTCATCAAGGCGGGAACCGTTCTGACTGGGGCAAAGACCAATTTGCCAAACATTTGCATCGTTTCTGGTGACATCACAGTCACGACAGACGAAGGCCCAAAAAGGATGACCGGCTATCACGTACTCAAGGCTAGCGCTGGATTCAAGCGGGCTGGGTACGCACACGCAGACACGTACTGGACAACGATCTGGACGTCAGAACTTACAGACATTGCAGAGCTTGAAGATGAGATGACCAATGAGTCATCCATGCTTCAAACGCGTCGGGCTGGAATAGTTTATGAAGCGCCAAAAGCGCTGGAGGTTGACTAAATGGCATTTGGAATTTCAGCAGGAACAGCGGCGCTGATTGGTGGTGGTGCAGCCCTAGGCGGCGCAATCCTCACATCAAATGCGGCGGGTCGTGCGTCCGATAAGCAGCTTCAAGGCTCCAGAGAATCAAACGCCACGCAGAAGGCGATGTATGACCAGACGCGTGAAGACAACATGCCAGCGCTTGACGCTCGCAATGCTTCATTGCAGCGCATGCGTGAGTTGCTCGGCATTGGTGGCGATGCAGCATCGAAGGGTTATGGCTCGCTTGGTGGCGGCATCAATCCTGGCGATGTGCAAAACGAGGCTGGCTATCAGTTTGGGCTGAACCAAGGCTTGACAGCCCAAAGCAACCAGTTGGGCGCACGAGGCATGCGAAATAGCGGCGCGGCCATCAAGGCGGCTACCCGCTACGGCAACGACTACGCAACGACCAAATACGACAACGCGTTTAACCGCATCGTTGCTAACCGATCAGCGCAACTGAACCCGCTTCAATCTTTGGCCGGGGCATCACAAACGGGCGCAAGCACGGTTGCAAACGCTGGCGGAAACTATGCCAACACAGTGAGCGGGAATCAAACAGCCCTTGGTAATGCCATGGGGGCCAACTCTTTGGCTCAAGGAAACATCTGGGGCGGGGCCCTGAACCAGATTGGCAGCGCCGCAAAAGGATGGTATTCGGGCTCCCAAATTGATGGGTTCAACGGCAACGCGCTGACTGGTTACACGTACAAGAATCCAGAAGCCGTTGGGCCAATGCAGCCATAAGGATTGATATGCCAGCAGACGCAAGCATTTTCCAGAATTTCCTACGCGCCCCCAAGTCTGTACAAGACTACGACAACGAGGCCATGCAGGCGCAAAGCAATGCGCTTGCAATGAAGACCCAGCAAGCGCAATACAACTCACTTGTTCAGCAGCAGCAGCAAGAAGACGCCATCAAAAATTACTTGGGTGGCGGCGCTAACTTGGCTACTCCTGAAGGCCAATCTGGGCTGTATCGCGTGGCCGGTTCTAAAGCTGGCTCCATCCTGAAGGATCAATCAGCCTTAGCAAAGGATCGTGCGGCTGCAGACAAAGACAAGACCGAGTCTGGCCTAAAGGTTTGGCAGTCATACCGAGACCAAGCCAGCATGATCCGCAACCCGCAAGAGGCTGCGGCATGGATTGCGAACGGCTATCACGATCCGGTGATCGGGCCGTATTTGCAGCGCACAGGAAGCCTTGAAGAAGGGTTATCGCGTATCCCTCAAGATCAAGCAGGGTTTGAAGCGTGGCGCAATGGCGTTGGCATGAATGTCGACAAATTGGCCGCGCATGCCCTGCAACAGCGCCAATTCGATTTGAATGCAAACAACGAATTGATTGGTGCCGATGGCAAAGTCAACACGACATTGCTAGGCGCCAAGAAGCAGATCGCCCAGGCTGGCGCGTCTAGCGTGAATATCAACAATGGGCAAAAAGGATTTGAGAATGAATTGAAGTTGCGCGGCGACTTCAAACAAGAGCCTGTCTATAAGGCCCACCAAGAAATGCAGTCCGCCCATAGCCAGATTAAACAATCACTGGCGCAGGCAAGCCCTGCGGGGGACTTGGCTGGAGCAACAAAGATCATGAAACTTCTTGATCCAGGATCTGTGGTTCGAGAATCCGAATTGGGCATGGCAATGGCCGCGACGGGCTTGCTTGATCGTGTTCAGAACTACGCCAGCAACATCATCAGCGGCAACAAGCTAACGCCGAAGCAGCGCCAAGAGTTCCAACAACTCGCCGATGCTCTTTATGGTGAATCTGTCAAGGCATACAACAGCAAGCGGGGCGAGTATCAAAAACTAGGCGCCGAATATGGGTTGAATGCTGACCGGGCGGTTGGTGCGCCTGCTTCGTTGGCTCAAAAGCCAACCATGAGTACTGATGATAAGCAGGCGGCAGATTGGGCAAACGCAAACCCAAACGATCCACGCGCAGCGCAAATCAAAAAACGATTGGGGCTCTAAATGGCCGGTTTTGATCCTGATGCATACCTAGCGCAAAAGCCTTCTGGTGGATTTGACCCTGATGCGTACTTGGGTAAAAAGCCTGTCGCGCCAAAAGGACAGCAATCAAAGCCATCCAACTTACTGACTGACATCGGCCAAGGTGTTGGCGATATTGTTGCCGGTGGAATCCGTGGTGCTGGATCAATTGGCGCAACGATCCTATACCCATGGGATAAGGCGCAGGATCTGTATTACGGTGATCGCGGCCCCAACGTCACTGGCCTAGTGACTGGCAAGCAGCCATTGAGCCGGAACGAAGAGAGACGCCAGCAAATGGATGAAGGCTTGCGCAGCCTTGGCGCAAATCCTGATTCGTTGCTTTTCAAGGGCGGAAAGCTGGCCGGAGAAATCGCTGGCACTGCTGGCGCTGGTTCCGCTGTAGCGAATACCGTTCGTGCTGCGCCGGTTGTTGCTAGCATGGTGCGCCCTGGATCGGTCAGGGCTGTTTCTGCTGCAATTGACAAGGCTGAGCCTTTGCTTAAAGCGATTGCATCATCTGGGATGACAACTGGCGGTGTCGCTACTCAAGGCGGGAAAGCGGTTGCAAAGAACTTGCTCACACGTGCGGCAGGCGGTGCAATCACTGGCGGCGTTTCGGCTGGTTTGGTTGACCCTGACCAAGCAGCAGCCGGTGCGCTGGTTGGTGGTGCTCTGCCTCCTGCATTGATGGCGGCGGGTAAGGTTGGCTCAACCATTGGTCGTGGCGTAAGCGCACTCACAAAGAACACTCTCGGTTTGACTACTGGTGTAGGCGCTGAGCCGATCAGTCAGGCATTCAAAGCCGGTAAAACCGGGAACCAAGCATTCCTTGACAATCTGCGCGGCGATGTTCCGCTGACTGACGTTCTTGACCAAGCCAAAGCGGGCTTGCAGGCCATGAACGCGGCCAAATCGGCAGAGTACCGAAGCGGCATGATCCCCATTAAGGGTGATCAATCTGTTCTGAGTCTTAACGGTATTTCAAAGGCCGTAGACGACGCAGCATCGATCACCACATTCAAAGGCCAAGTCAAGAACGAGGCCGCTAACAAAGCGGTGGAGAAGATGCGGGCTGTGGTGGATGAGTGGAAGACGCTGGACCCTGCCCAGTTCCACACGCCGGAAGGTCTAGACGCCTTGAAACAAAAGCTTGGCGGCATCCTTGAGGGCATCCCATTTGAGGAAAAGACAGCCCGCACAGCAGCCAGCAAGGTCTACAACGCGACAAAATCAGAGATTGAGGCACAAGCCCCGACCTATGCAAAAGTCATGAAAGGCTACCAAGCCGCATCAGACCAAATCTCAGAGATTGAGCGGGCTTTGTCTCTGGGCAAGAAGGCATCCAACGATACAGCCATGCGCAAGCTGCAATCATTGATGCGCAACAACGTGCAAACCAACTACGGCAACCGCCTGACGCTGGCTAATGCCTTGGAAGACAAAGGCGGCGTTGACTTGCTTCCATCGCTGGCAGGGCAGGCGCTTAGCTCTGTCACGCCTCGCAGCCTATCCGGGCAGATTGGTGCAGGCGCAACGATGTTCAATGCAATGTCTAACCCGTTGTCATTGGCTGCGCTTCCATTGCAAAGCCCGCGATTGGTTGGATCGCTTGCCTATGGCGCTGGCCGATTGACTGGCGGAACAGGCAACGCACTGTCTAGAGGTTCAATTTCAGGAAACAAGCTGGCGCAGATTCTTAACGATCCTTCGTTGGCTGCTCAGTTTGGCTATCGCTCTGTCCCCGCACTAGTGGCTGACCAGTAAAGCCACGCCAGATACCCCAGCACAAAGCCAGGAACACTAGGACACCAGCTTTCCAAAGCTTGAACTCTAAGTAATCCATCCTCACCACCAGAACCCGCCCAGTGCGGGTTTTTTCATTTCTGAGGCGATATGACAGCATACCTAGCCCCGCAATTTGACACACAGTTTTTCGACGGTTCAACCGTTGCCGCAGGGTACAAACTGTACACATACGACAGCGGCACCACAACCCCGAAAGCTGTCTATTCAGATCAAGCGGGCACCGTTCCACACACAAACCCAATCGTCCTAGATGCCAATGGCCGGGTTACCGGACAGATGTTCTTGGGCTCTGGTGAGTACACATTCACGCTCAAGACTGATGCCGATGTGCTGGTGAAGACTTGGAATGATGTTGCTGGCTCTGGAACGGCTAACGAGGCTGCTGCATACGACGCTGCTTTGCGCGCTGACCTAGCCAGCACATCAGA